GTCCAATATATTACTAGTTTAAAATGGAATTCATTTCTCAATCAAAAATGTTGTACGATTCTTCTAATTTTGAAGAAACAGAAACAGAAGAAACCCTACTAACACCTATCGGAGAAATCAATTTTGACGAGTATGTAGGCCCATTACCAGAGAGCAACAAGGTATTTGATGGACTATATGCCGGTGCTTTTCCGGGAGACAGTAATGACACTGCTAATATTCATAATTTAATTACACTTTTGAATAAGGGTGTAACAACATTTGTATGTATGCAAAAAGAATACAACGCCGCATTGCCAAGATTTGTTTGGTCTTATACTGGCCGCCGTCCTTATTTTAAAGACGTTCAGTACATTTTGGAAAACAAAGAAAAGTATCCGGCACTCAAAACCGACTTAAATAGTAACGATGTCAAATTTCTACACTTCCCTATCGAAGACTTGAAAACGATTTCAGATGAGAAAACGCTGGAAGCAGCACAAACGGTCGTACAGTGTTTAAAAAACGGTGAAAAAGTATATTTACATTGCTGGGGAGGTCATGGACGCACTGGCGTCATTGTTTGCCTCGTTCTACATTTGATGTTCCGGCTGAACGCTGTTGACGCATTGGAATACTGCGAACACGTTCACAAACAACGACACGTTCGTCTAGACGTCACTTCTCCGCAAACAACTGTACAAAAGGAACAAGTCACAAGAATCATTACATTATTGGAAAATGAGCATTCTGTAAGTAAATAACTAATTTATTACTTCTTATTTCTTATCTTTTATTTAGTTTTTTTATTGTATTAGAAAACGATAAATGTAAAAAATTGAATTAGAAATAGTTCAGTATGTTATTTTATATATCAACAATGGAATACATTTTCAAATTATTCGATTTTAACATTTATAACGACAAGAGTCTAGATAAGGACTCTGACGATGAGACTTATTCCAATAAAGACAACGGTCGTTTTACTATACAGATGTTCGGTATTAATGAGCAAGGCGAAACCGCATCCATAACAGTCGAAGAGTTTCAGCCATTCTTTTATGTCAAAGTATCTCAGAATTGGGGGCAAACCAAGAAGAAAGCGTTTCACAGTCATTTAAAAACAAAGGTAGGTAAGTATTACGAAGATGCGATTGTAGATTGTAAGTTGATTGAGCGTAAAAAATTATATGGGTTCGATGCCGGCAAAAATCACAGATTCATTGAGATAAAATTTGCGAATATTACGGTTTACAACAAGGTGAAAAATCTGTGGTACAGAGACACAATTGGCGAAGACGGTGAAAAAGAACGCAAGCTGCTTAGTGATGGATATGTTTTTGAGAATACGCACATTGAATTGTATGAAGCTAACATTCCGCCTCTACTTCGATTCTTCCACATTCGGGAAATCAGTCCTTCCGGCTGGGTTGCGCTGCCGTGTAAAAAGACGGTACAAATATCCGGTATAAATAAAACGACAACATGCGACCAAGAATTTGTTATCAGTTCCAAACATATCATTCCACTGAATCATAAGGAGGACCGTGTGCCTTATAAAATTATGAGTTTTGATATTGAAGCATCGAGCAGTCATGGTGACTTCCCAGTGCCCGTCAAATCATATAAAAAATTGGCTACGAATATTGTTGATCACTTTTCAAGTATCGGCGAAGTCAATAAAGAAATCTGTAAACCGATTTTGCGTGAAATCATTCGATCCGCATTTGGATTCAGCAAAATGTCGAACATCGACTTGGTGTATCCGAAAGAACAGATTGTTGGGGAAGAAGATTTGGACGCAAGAACTGAAAAGTGGCTTAAGACTTTGGTTAGAGACCGTAATACTACCAGCGACGAGCATTTAATCGAATCACTTTTTGAAAATGCGAATAAAGCGACAATGAATCAAGAGAAAGACGTTGAAAAGGATGGCGGTTCAGACGACGACGACGATTCCGACGATGAACCAGCAGAAGAACCGGAAGGTAAATACTTTAAGATTCACTCTGGATTCCAAAACACGTATAAAAACAAGAACTCTACTATCGTAGACATTATGTGCGATAAAAAATTCGAACGAGAAGGCAAAATAACAGAGCTCATCTGCTCTCTAAGAAATAACTTCCCCGCATTGGAAGGCGATAAAGTGACATTTATTGGTTCCACCTTTTTAAAATACGGCGAACAAGACCCGTATTTGAATCATTGTATTGTGTTGAACTCGTGCGATTCTATTGACAGTCAAGTAGCGCATTCGGAAATTGAAACATATGACTCAGAACGAGATGTACTTGTCGCTTGGGCCAAACTGGTTCAAAAAGAAAATCCCGATATCATTATTGGGTACAATATCTTTAGTTTCGATTATGAATTCATGTTTCGTCGGTCACAAGAGCTGGATTGCGTCGAAGACTTTCTTAAATTGTCTAGAAATCGCGATGAATTGTGTGCTACGACTGATTATAAAAATCCGAAAAAAATAGATATTGATCGTAGTTCTACTACGCTCGCTTCCGGAACCTATGAATTAGCAATCATTAAGATGAATGGTCGGCTTCAAATCGATATGTTGAATTGGTTTCGGCGCACGGAGAACTTGACGTCTTATAAATTGGATTACGTTGGCAGTCATTTTATTGGAGATGAAGTGAAAAGCATTGTACATACCACAAATAATGATATAAGCGATACAAGAGAGAAATTTTGTACGCGAATCAAAACAAACAATATGACTGGGCTACAAGAGGAGAGTTACATTCACTTTGAAGAAATCAATCACAGCAGTGATTATTATAAGGATGGTCAAAAATTCAAGGTCACCAAAATGTGTAAGGAGGAATCATGGTTTGAAGTGTCGGGTCATGAGAATCCGACCGGTAAGAAAGTCAAGTGGGGTCTAGCAAAAGATGATGTGACACCTAAGGATATTTTCCGCATGACCAATGAGGGACCATCGTCGCGTGCGATCATTGCGAAATACTGTATTCAAGATTGTAATCTAGTTCACTACTTGTTTAATAAAGTGGATGTCGTAACTGATTTGGTGGAGATGTCAAAATTATGTAGCGTACCGATGAGTTTCTTGATATTCAGAGGTCAAGGAATTAAGCTGACGAGCTATGTAGCAAAAAAATGTAGAGAAAAGGGTGTATTGATGCCTTGTATTGACAAGGGTTCGAAAGACGACGGATATGAAGGCGCGATTGTCTTAGAACCGAAATGTGGGTTGTATTTAGATGATCCGGTTTGTGTTGGTGATTTTGCGTCATTGTATCCAAGTTCAATGTTGTCGGAGAATTTGTGCCCGAGTAGTAAAGTGTGGACAAAGATCTATGATTTGGCGGGTAATTTGGTTTCGGAAACGGGTGAAAAACGTGAAGACAGTTCCTATCTATACGATAATTTGCCAAATTATGAATATGTGAATGTCAACTTTGACACGTATCGCTATATTCGAAAGAATCCCAAAGCGAAAGCAGAAAAGGTCAAATCCGGATTTAAAATGTGTCGATTTGCGCAGCCGATTGTCAACGCGGATGGTCAAGAAGAGAAAGCGATTATGCCGTCTATTTTACAAGAACTCTTGAAAGCGAGAAAAGACACGCGGAAGCTGATACCGCAAACACCGGATGAATTTATGAAAAATGTGTTGGATAAAAGACAGCTCGCTTACAAGGTGACTGCGAATTCGCTTTATGGTCAACTAGGTGCGAAAACGAGTACCTTTTATGAGCCCGATATTGCTGCGTCAACAACTGCGACTGGGCGATTATTGTTAACATTCGCAAAAAAAGTGGTAGAAGAATGTTATGCGGATACAAATGTGGATACCAAATATGGGTTTGTGAATACAAAGGCTGAGTACGTATATGGAGACAGTGTCACTTTTGATACACCGGTGTATATAAGAATAAATGGATTAATCGAGATTTTATCTATAGCAGAACTCGCTACAAAATATGGAAACAACAACTGGGTAAAATGTAGCGAGGAGGGAAAACAAGACAAGGAATTCTGTGAATTAGAAAATGTGGAAACGTGGTCAGATAAGGGTTGGACAAAACTGTTTCGAGTAATCAGACACGAATTAGCAGAACACAAAAAATTACTAAGAATTACAACTAGGTATGGATATGTTGATGTAACGGATGATCATTCGCTTTTGACTAAGGATAAAAAGGAAATATCGCCAAAAGATGTAAATATTGGTGACGAATTATTAGCGCATAGTATTCCAAAAATATTTAAAGATAATTGTAGTTGGTTATCACCAAATATAAAAGATATGCCATATTTTAAATCTGGATATAAAACTGCGTTTTGTAAACAAACATTTATTGAAAAGTATCTATTAAATAGAGTAGAAAGCGATGTTTTATTCACTAATAAAGATAATATTATTACTATTCAATCACAAAATAGTTTCCTTGACTCGGAAATATTTATGACAGCACAAATGTTTGGTTTTGATGTCGAAATAAAGACAGATACAAATTTTACATATATCGTAGTTGACACACACCAAAGTTCTAGCAGTTTAATTCCAACCCCATTTAAAAACTGTGTCATTGAAAAGTATGAAATTGATAAAGATGGTTATGATGAACTTTGCCATGAAGAAACAACGGATAGGCTACCTTACGTATACGATTTAACAACGGAGAATCATCATTTTGCTGCTGGTGTGGGTAACATGATTGTACATAACACTGATTCAGTATTCTTCAAATTCAATCTGACGGACAAGGAAACCGGTGAAAAAATACTAGGTGACAAAGCGCTCGAATTATCGATTGAAATTGCGCAAGAAGCGTGTCACAATGTATCCAAAGTATTGAAGCAGCCGCATGATTTCGAATACGAAAAGACGTTTATGCCGTTTTGTCTTTTGTCCAAGAAGCGTTATGTCTCGATAAAATATGAATTCGACATCACAAAGGGGAAGCGCAATGAAATGGGTATCGTATTGAAACGGCGCGACAATGCGCCAATTGTAAAGGATATATATGGAGGCGTCATAGATATTTTGATGAAGGAGAAAAATATTCAAAAAGCAATCGATTATGTGAATCAGTGTTTACAGAATTTGGTGGATGGTAATGTGCCTATAGAAAAGCTGATTATCAGTAAATCATTGCGTTCCTTTTATAAGAACCCACAAGGTGTCGCACACAAAGTGCTAGCAGATAGAATAGGTCAAAGAGACCCCGGTAACAAGCCGACATCTGGAGACAGAATTGCGTTTGTCTACATAGTAAACAAGAATACGGAGAAAGGTAAAAAGATGTTACAAGGCGATAAAATAGAAACACCGACATTCATTAAAGAAAATGGACTACAAATAGACTATTCGTTTTATATTACCAATCAAATCATGAAACCACTCCTACAGCTGTTTGGGCTTGTACTAGAAGATATTTGGCTGTCTCAGAAACCACCAAGACGAGTAAAAGCAAATAATTTCAAGAAGGATATCGAACGGTTGAAGCTGGAAATGGAGGATGAGAAAAAATGCGAAAAGAAAATTAGTAGAATGAAGGATAAGGAGGTTCAAGCCCTAATATTCGATAAATATTTGAGAGAAACCAACAATGCGAAGGAAGGCAATCAAAGTGTAGTCAAGTTCTTTGCGAAAAGTAATTGAATAATTATTAATAAATTTTAATAATAATTATTTTTAACAAGTTATATCATTTTTACATTTTTTTATGCGAGAAACAAACTCGGCTTTTGTGACTGTCGAATCATCATCTGTGTAAGCGATTGAATTTGCTTCTCCAAACGCACCATATGTTGCTTCAAACTACTGGGACTGGATGAATCATCATCACTAAACGATTCAGTAGCCATATTTACTTCAGAAACATCGTCGTAAACAATAATATCATGTGTAGGTGCTACCAAATTATGATACTTGGCGAAAAGAGTGTCATAGTCAGCAAATCCCTCTTGGTCCAACTTAAACAAAATTGCGTTCGGTGTTCTTTGATGAACCGCCGCTATTTCTTCAAGCGGCATATTCAAAAGTTCGAATTCACGTTGTAGTTGGAGCATCTCGTTAATAGTCCAGCGATTTCCAGTTCTCTTATAAGCAGTCATTATATACATATATACTGTGTTTTGTCTTTATATCATTTATTTCAATATATTATTATGGATTGTTATCATAATGAGGTCGTATAATAGACTCAAATAGCAATACATTATTCGACGCATCATATAAAACTCGATCATTATCATTAGTAATATCATTTAATATTGGTGATGTTAGTATAGACTGGAATAATCTGGTTGCGAGGTTATTAACTAAATCGGTGGTTGAATTTGATGGACTTGTATTAGCTGGACTTGTATTTGCTGGACTTGTATTTGCTGGACTTGTATTTGCTGGACTTGTATTAGCTGGACTTGTATTTGCTGGACTTGTATTTACCGGACTTGTATCGATAGTTTGTCTTTGTTCTTGATCTTCATCTTGATCTTGACTTTGTCTTTGAGCTCGATAATTACGAATATCGTAACGACAAACCGGACATCTCACATTATTTGTAAACCACTGCTGAAAAAAAGACGTACAAAACAAATGGTCGCATGGTAGTAACTGCGTAATCATGTCATCCTCGTAAAACGGTTCTAATGAAATGGGACATGATGTAGACAACGGATTTTCAATGTCTCCATAACGAATAACTCTGGAAGCAATACGAATTTGTTCAGAACTGGGTCGAACCGGGACAGTTGTATTCAAAAAAGAATTTAAAAAATTGTTCGTATCGTAGTTCGATTCATTTAAAAACCGATTATTCGTATATGTTCTATTACGGGTATTTAGTGGTATATTATAAAGATATTGATATTCTGCGTCCCCAAGAATATAATTTCGACTATAATTATTAGGTCTTGTTTGGCGGTTACTAGTAGTATTACGGGTTCTTGTATTTGGTCTAGTATTAATAACATTCTGTATATTTTCCCGAATATCATCCAATGTATCATATAACCGGTCAATATGCGTATTAGTTTGATTATATTGCGTTATATACATATTAATCAATTCACGTTGATCACGTGTCAAATTAGTATTCGATGACATATAAATATAATATATGAAAT